CTCATTCCTATGTGTGACATACCTTGGCCAGTGTGGGATGAAGTACAATACCATCTCAAGACATTCCCACCATGGTTACCAATCCTTGGCATTGCGGAAATCCATCCCTTGGTATATTTCAGCATAGCTATCTCATCAGCATCTGATGAGACGTCCAGGCGTTTGGTAATTTCACTCAAGACCTCGGTATCTATAACCATACGACGTGAAGCCAGCCGTGTGTATGTTGCTGCAGCTGAGGCCAGGTGTGAGCTACCGCCAACAGCAGATAAGAGGCTGCATGTAATGCCTACAGCAACATTTGACATCATTGCAGCGAATCGTGAGGCATCAGATGATTGGATCACGCCACCCGACAGCAATGCTTCTGTGCTCACCTTGTAGAAGAATGAGTCCTTGTCTGGACGTTTAAGCATATCGATGTTGGTTGTCCTGCCATATTCACCACATATGTGTTCGGCATCGTTTAGCATGATACGGGAGTCGGGATCTGTGATAGATATCTCGCGGTCCTTGTGTTCTCCATTCTTAGGATGGTTCATGAAATATGGGCGCTTATAATAGAAGAACCTCACAGCAGGCTGGAGTGTGGAAAGATATGGATCAAGACCTTCTTTCAATATCATCTCGGCAACAGTTCCACGCTCAAGTTCTCCTGCCCTGTTGATGCGGCCTGAGTGTCTGACTGTCAGGTGGTCCGTGATATTCCGTGCACGTCCGCCGCGTGAGAAGGATTTGTCAAATCGTGATGGAGAGCCTTCGAGTGTGAGGGCATAGCCTGCTGCTAGGGATCCAAATACTGACCATCCAAATTTCCCCCCCGTATCTAGAGAGCATGACTGCCTAACAGACGCGCGTATGTCAGACATCGTTATCTCAGCACGGGTAATCTGCTCATATTGAGCAAGTAGATCCTGTACGCGCTGTTCCTCACATGATTCAAGGTCCTTGTACTCTGACGCTAGGCCCAGCACACAGTCGGTGAAGTGTTTGACTGTGTCTGCAAGCTCATCAGGCACCCACACTTGCCAGTAGGACTCGAGCTGTGAGAAAGCGCGCGGAAGCTGTAGTATGGCGCACCTAGACCTATATTGGTCTCTATGTGACCATGACGTCAGGGCATGGCGCAAGCAGGAGAGGTACAATAAGCATGCGGATGTCTTGGGCGGCTTAAATTTCTTGGCCATACTGTCAAAGGGTGGAGACGGGGAGCTGAGCGCAGATGACAAATGTCGGCATGTGATGAAATTGGCGCCCGAAGCCCAAGTTGAGGTCGCAGCCGTGAATGCCAGGCGCTGCCAGGCCAATATCACCTCGCTGATGTTAGCCCTCGATGCCCTCATCATGGTAAGCATTGTGAAAAGGACCATCTTAAGGCGTCTTGGTGCCATTGCCGCATGCTCCATTTCCTGCGAACGCATCCGCTGTCGGGGCCATAGATAGACTGGCATGTCGGCACCCAGGTTGACAGATCCAACCACAGGAAATCCGGACAAGCAGAACCAGTCAATACGATAACCATTTGGGCTGTTCACGGGATCACGGAGTCGATAGAACAGGATCACCTTGTCTTTATATATCATTTTGGACCTCCAGGCCTTTGGGTTGCCAGTGGGGCTACTGTCCACTGCTCGTACCACGTCGGCACGTGCCTCAATGAATTGCGCGATAGCAGAGTTGGCATATATCTGTGATGCACAGTTCCAGAACTCCTGGTCTGGTTCATCATCTGTCGCATTGGCAATAGGACCCATGTGGCTCATGCCAGTGGATGACAAGAGGTTATCATTAATCGCCATGCAGAACTGTTCGATCTGGCCAGGTGGAAACAGTCCCGAGGCAGGGAAGGCCTTGAGGAAGACGTCGGGATGCTCAATTATCAGACTCTGACAAGGTTCTCTGGCTCGCAGAGGCTTCGCAGGGATAAATATCTCCTCAGACAGTACCTGAACTGTGCATGGACCTGATGGCAGATCAACAATCTCTGCAGTAGGTATAGGTGGGAAGGCGTACTGGCTCTGACGGGGTAGACTATCGATTGCCTGTATGAGAACATCTGCCTTCTCTCGATAACTTCGTCCCTCAGAGTATATATCAAGGTCTAGGACATCAACCAAAGACTCCTGTATTACTGCTTCGTAAGACATTGCACCCAAGCTAGTCAGCGTTCGTTGAGACATTCTGTTTATGATTGTAGAAATCTTGTACTGGATGGCCAGATCAGGAGGTAGTGTCTTGAGGTCTGGGACGCCATAGAAAGTAGAATGTTCAACAGCCAGACAACATGCGATCGCGGATGCGAAGGCTTGTGCTGGTGCACCATGCAGGCTGTTTGCCAGAAGGCAACCAACATCATACTTGCTAATTGCAATGATTTTGCGCCTGAACCTGACCTTCTCCCAGATCCCCGCGGTGCTTGTGATGTCTATGCCTACAGCACCGGTCGGTCTTGCTCTATCAGCATGCTTTCGGCTGAGCTGCTGGGGCAGAATGGCGTCGTCCAATACCGTGCCCGTTCGATGATCATTTATCGGTGTCAACGGTATAAATTGTATGTCGTCACCTTGCGTCTCGACGGTAACAGACTCACAACCTCTGCCCAGCTCTAGTGCGCTTGCCATGACTGATGACACCATTTGGTGCAAGCTGTGGCTGCCTGTAGCACATGCCAATCCCTCTCCGGCGATTGCAGAAAACAGTTCAGACAGAGCATTATCTGCCTGCGAGAAGTCTAGGCCGATGTATATGTCAGATGACAGCGCATAGGTGTGTGTTCCAATATTATGGAGAGTACCATCTGCGCTAGCCATCAGAACAATTCCTCCTTTTGGCCGGCTGTTAGAGCGCGCCGCGACATGGCTGTCAGTATACAGGCTGGCGAGTGAAGATGATCCATCACTATCGAGCAAGGCGTCAGACACTCGATCATCATATGATGTATCAAAATGTTCCTCTGGGCCCAAGTCACAGCCTTCCGGTAAAAGACTACCGATCGCGTCCTGCCACGTCGAGCTGCTGCGGAGCCGGTAGGGCGTGCGGGATCTGTACTTCTGAAGGACAAGTCCGGTCACCTGTCTTGCGTTCTGCCACATTAGAGGCGGACGAGGGGGAAGCAAACCAGATTTTACTTCCAGCTCAGGTATGGACATACCACTTGAGTCAGGCATCATGATCTTATCGGTCTCCCTGTTTGTTGTCAGATCATCAAGACTGAACATTTGAGTCAGGTCACCCAGGGTGGATATGTTGGCGCCAAGCTCATATGCAGACGAGGC